GAAGGTTTTCACAGTTTAAAATAATTTTGTAATTAGATATTTTATATTTTATCATACTATACAATATGGTAAAAATGGTAATAGAAAAAGCTACAGCAAAAAATAAAAAATGGAAAGCTATTTTTTATGATAACCAAGGTAAGAAGCTAAAGAGTTCCAATTTCGGTGATACACGTTACGAAGACTATACCATACATAAGGACAAAAAAAGAAGAGAAAGGTATAGAGCAAGGCATAAAAAGTATCTGAAGAATGGTGATTATTCACAGCCAAATCACTTAAGTTTTTACTTGTTATGGGGCGACAGTTCGTCATTAAGAACTAATATATCTAATTACAAGAAAAAATTTAACTTAAAATAACGTATTAATAACATATCCCACTAAAAGGATTGTATTCTTGCTGAGGAGCAACAGCACGTCTCAATGTTGCTTTAATCTTTTCTTCTTCAGCTTCTTTTTTAAGACGCTCTTGTTTATCTTTCTTTCTTTCTTTTCGAATCTTTTCGTAATTCATGATTGCTTGAAGCTGTGCTTCCTCTAAATCTTTTTTAGTAAATGATTGTTCTTTTTGAATTGGTTCTGAAGGTATATCCTCTTCAACTTCTTCTTTGAGTTTTTGAACTCTTTTTACTTTTTGTTTCTTTAGTAATTCTTTTTCTTGTTTTTCTAATTCTTTATTTTCTTTACGTTCTTGGGCTTTTACCTTTCTTGCCGCCATAGCCTTCTCTCTTGCAAGTTTCAGTTTCTCCTTATGTGCTTCACTCATAGGTGGTCTCTTTTTTCTTGGCTTACCTTTCTTTGTAAGTTTCACTTCCTCTTGAGGTTGGTCGGGCATATTGAATATCTCATTTACATTCATATCTTCTCTTTTAGACTTTGCCTTTGGTACTACTTTCTCAACTACCTTTTCTTCTTGTATTTCCTCTTGAGAAATATCTTTATCTTCATTGAAATCTTCAATGTTCTCTTCGATATTATCCTCGCCATCGCTCTCATTATCACTGGGAATGAAATCCATTTTAACTTCTGGTAAAAAACTCATTACTTTTTATTATAATCTAGAAAAAAAATATCTATAAATTATTAAAATTTATTTTTATTTAATGTAAAAAGATTACTTTTTTTTATTTCCAATATATTCTCAGAAAAGTGGTAAAGATCCAAAGTGGTTGGGGTAAATCTCTCAAAAAACTGAGGGAAAATAAAAACGTTTTAAAATTCTCCGACTTTTTTCAGAGATTTACCCCCGCCACTTTAGATTTATACCAGTTTATCAAGCTCGGGTTCGGGTTGAGGTTGTATATCAGAACTTTTTTGTGGTATTAATCGTGGTGTCTTTTGTTCTTCTACTTCATTAAGTATTTGTTCCTCCTTCTTCAAAATCTTCTCTTCCTTCTTATTTAATTTTTTTGCTTGATTTTTTAAGCCTTTCATTTCTTCTTCATTGGGAGGGCGACGCTCACATTGAAACAAATAACATAAATTTACTTTACAATGACACTTGCTCTGCCACACTACTAATAGTAATGAACCAATAGCACCAAGAATAAGTACAACAGCACCAGCTAACTGATCTACACTCATAGGATCTATTTCTATTACATCTTGTTCTTCAGCCATAGTTATTATTTATAATAATTTTTTATTTTCATTTATAATATAATTTTTATTATACATGAGCGATATTTCATTAACCCCTAAACCGATTGAAGATGTAAAAAATACTTTACACTCAATAAACTCAAATATGAATAAATTGAAAACTGACCTCATTTGTATCAAAGCCGATCTATCGATTATCAAAGATTATATACGTGAAAAACAAAAAGAAGAAAAAGAAATTCAAAGGGGATGGTTCTTTTCTTAAAATAATTATCTAAAGTATATTATATGAATGATCTCCCAAATATTTCGGTCTTAATACCAACGGCAAATCGTCGCAACTTCATACCATTTATTTTAAGAAATCTTAAAATACAAGACTATCCTCAGAAAAAACTTCAAGTAGTAATCAATGATGATGGTGATTTACCATTAATAGAAAACTATGAAGAGTTCAGAGATGCTCTTAAACCCATAAAATTAAAATATATGAGAAATGAAAAAAGACAAAGTATTGGTAAAAAAAGACATGACCTTATACAAAATGCGAATCATAATATTGTAGTTTTTATGGATGATGATGATCTATATGAACCCACATATATATCTCATTCATACACCGTACTAAAAGAAAATAAAGCTGGATGTGTTGGATGTAATAAAATGATATTTATTTACCCACCTTATACAAAAGAAGATTTTTATGCTTTAGATTGTGGTGATAATAAAAAATTAATTCATGAAGCAACAATGATGATGACAAAAAAATGGTATAAAAAAACTTTAGGTTTTACATCTAGAAGTATTGCCGAAGGTTTAGGAATCACTGAATCTTGTAATTTAAAAACAATATCACTTACAAATCCATTGTATAATATGACGGCTGTAGTTCATGGTTCGAATACAGTTGATAAAGAAAAATTTAAAGATGAAAATATGAAACTTGATTCAAAAAATATTTCTTTTGAAGAAAAAACTTCTGAATTTATTAAGATGATCGTTGGGGAATAAATTTTATTCTTTCACTATAATTTCTTATTTCTCTAAAGTTATCACTCCACCCATCTCTCTGTGTTATCTGTATTGGTAATATTGTATACCAATTATCTTTTTGTTGTAATGATTCAATATATTCATCATTATTATATTTACCATTTTCCGGATCATCTAATTTTAATTCTACACTCTCTTTAAGATGATTTATTAAAGTATCATAATAATGAGATTTTACAATATAAGCATGTAAGCATACAGCCCTTACAACCTTCGCCAAATCTTTATGAACTTTTTCGGGAGGTAAATAATTCCAACATCCTAAGTACAATACATCCCAAAAATCTTCCTTAATATATTTATTGAATTTTTCTATCAAAGTTTTTTTACCTTCAATTTTAAGATCATCTTCAAAGATAATTACGTAATCCCATTTTAATTCTTTTGCTTTTTCTAAACAAGCAATATGAGATCTCGCACATCCTACTAAAGGTATTTCATGTGTAATAGCATTGAATCTATTTGGTTTTTTGATTCCAAGTTTTTTAAGCTCTTGTCTTGTAATTAAATTTCTTTCGGGGCGACTTTCGAGATTGATGTAAAAATGTTGGTTCATATTTATAATTTAAAATATAAAAAAAATATATATTATACTTATATATAATGCCGAAGTGTCCGAATGGAAAAAAACATTGTGATTGCACTCCCGAAGAATTAAGACAAGCAGCATTAAGAGGTCAAGAAAAACAAAGACCTCCTCCTAAAGTATTTAAAGTTAAAGATCCCGACCCCGATGAAAAGTTTGCGGATATACACCCCCACTTACCACAGCCCCCATCATTACTATTAATAGTAGGAAGCGTCAAACAAGGAAAGTCAAATTTGCTTGTTAATTTACTATGTTCCCCACAGATGTTCAAAGATAAATTTGATATAGTAAAGATTATTTCAAATACTTTGAATGCTGACCCCAAAGGAAAATTAATGAATAAATATTTTGATTGTGAAGATCATTACACCGATGAGATGATTACTGATATAATTGAATCTCAAAAAAAATATGAAGATTTTGAAAGACCAAGTATAGCATTAGTTCTAGATGATATTCTTACAAAAGACTTTAAAAAAAATAATGCTGTATCATTCTTGGCTACCCGCTTCAGACATTATGGTATTTCTTTACTTGCTTTTACAACTCAAAGTTTCCGTGCTGTTAGTGGTTTAATTCGAAACAACGCCACGGATGTAATTATTATGAAACAGCAAAATCAAAAAGAACTATTCAAAATCGAAGAAGAGTTTGGCGATATGTTCCCTAACATCTTTATGGAATTATACAAGAAAGCAATAGAAGATGCTCCGTACTCATTCCTTTACCTTGACCTACAAACAAATCCAGCAACCGCATACATTAGATTTGAAACTCCAATAGCTCAAGGAGATAAAAAATTATTCTAGTTATTTAAAGTTAATCCAATAAGAATAATTAAAATGGTTTCTATATATTGTATAGAGGATATTAATGATTTAAAATATATTGGTTCAACAAAATTAAATGTAAATACGAGATTACTACACCATATATATGATAAAAAAAATAATAAAACTTGTAGCAGCAATAAATTAAATCTTGAGTATTCTACAATATATATATTAGAATCTTGTGAAACTAATCAAAGAAAAGAAAGAGAAAAATATTGGATAAATAAAATAGATTGTGTAAATATTAGAAAAATGGATTGTGAAGATAGAGTATATGAGTATGATTATGGTAATAAATATTATAAATCAAAAAATACATACATGAAAAAAAT